CGATCCTCCACTCGTTGCGCCATCAGGCGAGCCGCCAGGCAGTTGGCGTCAACCCGCCTATAGACTCAGCGATGCTGGAGAGGCTCGTGAATCTGGTGAAGGGTGATACGACCCCGTCGAAGGCCGATCTCAAGTTCCTCACATCCTTCTGCGATGAGCTGGAGGATAAGTCTTCAGGGTGGAGCGCCCGTTGGAGGAACAAGTCCAAGTCTCGGATGTGGCGCGACCTGGGGCCCCGCCTTTTGCGGGTAGTGTACGGGCGCTTGATCATGCGGGCGGCTTACGCCCCCGACCTGCCGACGATGACTCCCACCGAGAGGGTCCGTCTAGGGTTGTGCGATCCCAAGCAGATCGTACCCAAGATGGAGGCCCACGGTAAGGAGAAGGCCGACGCGGGACGGTGGCGTCAGATTTGGGTCCTGAGCACCGTGGACCTGATTTGCCAGGCTGTCTCATCCAAACACGTCAATGCCGAGGACGTCAGCAAGTACCAAACGGGCAAAGCGCATCACTTTGCCGCTGGCATGGGGCATCATGATGAAGGAATTGCCAGGCTGGGAGCTGCTATCGAGTCGCAGTTTCCGTCTGGCGAGGTCTTCAGTCAGGACGCTTCTGGGTGGGACCTTAGTGTCCCCCCAACCCAGCGGGTGATGGCCTCCACGCTCAAGGCTCTGGTCCATGTTGAGCATGGCGCCGCAGGTCTGGCTTTTATGACCATGCTTGATTGCTATGCCCACCTGGGCCACGTCTTGCATGTGGGGGCCCATTTGCTTCAGTCCGTCTGGTACGGGCAGATGGACTCGGGAAGCCTGGATACCACCGCCAACAATAATCGCATGAGGACAGCAGGCGCTTTCGTAGCCGGCGCCGCGAACACCATTACAGCCGGAGACGATCTTCTAGCGGACCGAGAGCTAACCCAGGAGCGTATGCGCCGCACGGGAGCTCTCCCTAAGCGCGTGAAGAATGCCGAAGGGGAAATGGTGGACCCGGTGGTCAGCAATTGGAAGCGGGGTGAGAAGATTAACTTCACGAGCCATAACTTCTACAAGGAGGGAGGCGAGTGGAAAGCAACTTTCTGCAACGCCGACAAGAGCATTGGCCACCTGCTGTTAACCCAGAAAGGAGGTGCAGGCCTAGCTGAGCGCCTCGCAGGTTTGGGGTTCGCCATGCGCCATACTCCAGAGGCTCTTGCCTCCCTGCAGAGCGTTTGCAAGGCCAAAGGTTGGACCATGCCTGCCAAGGAGGAGTGGCGGGCTTGTGAGCCTCTGTAGCCCAAAGCCCCGGGGTTGCACGCGGGCATGCAAATTTATCAATCTAGCGGCCAATTAGGGTCGCCTGGTGGTTAACTAGGACCACCCGTTTATAACTTGGTGCCATAACTAGGTGGCTTGCAGATGGCCGGGAAGCCATTGAGAAACAAGCCGCGCCGTGCGAAGAAGCGCGCCGCGGCTGGTCGAGCAACCGCGGACAAGGTGTTGGCCCAGGGTGTTGGAAAGTCTGTCAACAAGGCATTCGGCGGGAATGGGAAGTCTTCGCCGTCGAAGGGAATCTCCTATCTCCCGCGGGGTGCCTGGGACGCTTTCCACACCGCGCACGCCCCGCTGCCACGATCTGTTGGCGCGTACACGGTCGTTCGGACGACGGAGTTTGTGAATACTACGTCGAACGCTATAATGGTCGGTACGTTTCAGCAGCTCAATTTCACAGACGGCGATCGCTACTGGAAACCTACCGTGGTGGCAATGTCAACCGGCAACACCGCGCTGCCTCTCGGCGCCAATCCGACCACCGAGTTCTGGAGCACTCCGGTGCCTGGAGCCCGAACTGGCCAGGATTCCACTTTTACCTGTTGCCCCTCGGCCATTTCTGTCCAGGTGATGTGCAACGAGCCTATTTCTACAGCCGCAGGCCAAATTGCCGCGGCCGTGATCCCGGTTCGTATGGATCTCACCAACGACACGAGGTCGTGGGACACTATTCGCCAAGAGTTCGTCTCTTACTTTAGGCCCCGCCTTTTGTCCGCCGGGAAGCTTGCTCTGCGGGGCGTCCAAATGGACTCACACCCGCTGTCAATGGCGGATGTAAGTGAGTTTCTGCCCATGGGCAGTACCCCGGCTACGGCGGCGGCGAATTGGAGCACCGGGCAGGATCTCCACCCTAGAGGGTGGGCCCCGATGTTCATCAACAATCCTACTAATGCGAACCTTACGCTCCTCATCACAGTCGAGTGGCGGGTCCGCTTTGATATTGGCAACCCGGCTGTTGCCTCCCACACGCATCATGGTGTCTCCGATGATTACGCGTGGGATCGCCACATCCAGGCGGCCACACGGGCCCTTCCTGGCGTTATCGACATCGTTGAGAAGGTCGCGAACACTGGTTTAGGCGTATACAGAGCCTACCAAGGTGCCGCGGCACTCGCAATCTAGCCGAGAAGCCAGAAGGGCTCGCTACTCGG